TCCGACGACGAGGTGGCCGCCCTCCTGGAGCAGGCCATCACCGAGTTCGACCGTCTGCACGACGACCCCGCTTCCAACGTGGCGGACCTCGCCGGACTGGCCGACGCCGTGGAGGCCATCACCGGGGAGCAGAACCGTCGCGCCGAGAAGGCCGAGCAGGATGCGTCCGCTCGTGCCGAACTGCTGGCCCGGGTGCACCCGCCGGAGGCGTCCGAGCAGACGCCCACCGAGCCACCTCCCCCGGATGAGCCCGACGAGCCGGAGGAGCCCGACGCGCCCGAGGCCAAGGAGGAGGAGCCCGTCCCGGTGCTCGGCGCCGCTTCGCCGCCCGCCGTCCGCCCGTCGGCTGGTGCCGTGCGCCGTGCCGCTCCCCGAGCCCCGGCCGCCCCGGCCCGCCAGCCGGTGACGATCACCGCCGCTGCGGACCTCCCGGGCTTCGTGACCGGCTCGGCCCTGGCCGGACTGGACGACGTGGCCCGTGCCGCCCAGGCTCGCGCTGCGACGCTGAGCGACCACTCGTCGCTCATGCCGATCGCCCGGATGCACCTGCCCATCCCCGACTCGCTCTCCGCTTCCGGCTCCCGGGACGAGGACTGGCAGACCATCGAGCGGATCACCGGCCGGGAGGCCCAGCAGAACATGCTCGCCTCGGGTGGCTGGTGCGTCCCGCCCCAACCGCTCTACGACCTGTACGGGATCGACGCCGCCGACGGCCTCCTGGACCTCCCAACGGTCCGGGTGACCCGGGGCGGGCTGATGATCCCGGTGTCGCCCTCCCTGGCCGACGCCATGACGGCGCCCTGGCTCTGGACAGCGGCCAACGACGAGAACCCGACGACCCCGGCCACGAAGCCGTGCGTCAAGGTGCCCTGTACCACCTGGAACGAGTGCACGCTCGACGCCGCTGGCATCTGCGTCACCGCTGGCAACCTCCAGGACCGGGCCTTCCCGGAGATGGGCCGCCGCTTCGTGCAACTGGTCCTGAACGCCAACGCCCACGTGATCAGCAAGCGGGCGATCGACGCGATCGTGGCGGGCTCCGGTGCGGCGGTCAACGTGACGGAGTGCGCCGGGAGCGGCATCTCCGGCGAACTGCTGAGCGCCCTGGACCTGGCCGCCGCCGACTACAAGAGCAAGTACCGCATGAGCGACTCGGCGGTGCTGGAGGTGCTCGCTCCGGCCTGGACCCGCAACATCGTCCGGGCCGACCTCGCCCGGCGCGCCGGTGTGGACCTGCTCAACGTGAGCGACGCTCAGATCGACGGCTACTTCCGGTCCCGCTCGGTCAACGTCCAGTTCTTGTCGGACTACCTCCCGCTCTCCCCGGCTGGTGGAGCGGCGGCGACCGACTGGCCCGCCACGGTCAACTTCGTGATCTACTCCGCCGGGACCTACGTGCGGGGTGACGGCGGGACGCTCGACCTGGGAGTGGTCCGGGACTCCGTGCAGAACGAGACGAACGACTTCACGCTCATGTGGACGGAGCAGTTCATCTCCACCTGCAAGGTGGGCTACGAGTCGCGCCTGTACGCCGTCGCTGCGGCGGCCTGTGGCGTGACGGCCTGCTGCGCCTGATCCGGACGGAAGAGGGACGGAGGCTGAGATGAGCCACGTGGCAGAGCAGGAGGTGGTGGACCCGACCGTGCTGTCGGTCGTCGTGACGGCCTTCCGCAAGGCTCGGCTCCACCTGCCCGAGGCCTGGCAGTCTCCGTTCCTCGTCAACTTCGGGGACGGCTCCCCGGAGATGTCCACCGACGCGCACGTGATCGACCACGACTTCCCGGCCGCCGAGGCCTATGCCGTGGACTGCGACGGGCGCACCGGCTACGAGTTCACCGTCCGGGTGGACGACATTGGCCAGAACGAGGGCGAGAAGGTCGTCCGGTTCTGCCCGCTCGTCGGCAACCCGCAGTCCGTCCCGGCGAACCTGCCGGTCGGGCCGGAGGTGCCTGGCCCGCCCTACGTCGGGCGCACCGGGACGCTCCTGGACGTGGTGCCCGTCACCGACTCGTCGGACCCAACCTGGACCGCTGGCTTCGTGACGCGGGACCCCTGCCCCGGCGACCTGGGGGTCACCGTGGGCGAGTGCATCCAGGGCGGGATCGGGCCGAAGGAGGTGGGGGTCACCGGCGGCTGGGACGGCTGGGCGCCCTTCGCCGTCTACGCCTACTACGCCTGCTCCCCGACCGGGGTCACCGAGCAGGAGGCGAGGGACGCCGCCAACGGGACGCTCACGGCGAAGCAGAGCCTCGGCGTCGAGTACGAGGTGCTCACCGGGGCCGTCCGGGGCTCCGCCCTGGGCTTGCTGACGCTGGCGACGGACGTGGGGCTGTTCTACGTCGTGGACGCTCTGGCCGCCATGTGCGGCCGCTTCCACCAGGACAACGGCGACGGGCAGGGCGTGATCCTGGTCGGCGTCGGCACCGGGACGCTCCTGGCCGCCAACCGGGCGATCGAGCGCGTCTCCGGGCGCTGGACGGCTCCGTGCGGCTGCCCGGTCGTGCTCTCCGCTGCGCTGGACGAGACGGGCACCTTCCCGACCCAACACCTGTTCCACGTCGGGGGCATGAAGGTGATGGCCGGACCGGCCTTCGACCTGGGCCTCCACGTCTCCGACGTGAACACCCGCACCTTCATCGTGGAGCGGACCTTCGGCGTGGCCTGGAACTGCGACCCCGTAATGGCGACTGCCGCCGCAATCACCGCTTCTTCCTGAGGAGACTGCTATGGGCTTCCCGTCCGTCAAGGCCAAGGTGATCCGCCTCACGAAGGTCGATGAGTGCGGCGAGGTCATCTACGGCGTGTGCTCCACCATCGTCAGCGACGGCTTCATCAGCATCCAGTCGTCCCCCGAACTGGAGGAGGGGGAGGAGTTCACCCAGAAGAACGCCTGGGGCGATCTATGCGTCAACGACAAGGACGCCGACCGCTTGAAGCGGTTCAACCTGACGATCGAGTTGTGCCAGGTGGACCCGGCGCTCCTGTCGTTCTTCATCGGCAGCGACACGATCGAGTCGGGCGGAGAGGTGATCGGCGCGCAGGTGGGGGAGAACGTGGCCGAGGACGGCTTCTCCCTGGAGGCGTGGACGAAGGTCGCCGGTGGTGCCTGCGGGACGGCCGGAGCATGGATCTACTGGCTCTGGCCCTGGGTCACGAACGGCTCCCTGGGGGACTTCACCCTGGAGAACGGCCCGCTGACCATGACCGTCAACGCCAACACCCTCGGCGCTCCGGCCTCCTACGGGCAGGGACCGTATGAGCCGCCCGGGCTCATGGTCCCGGTCAACGAGGGACGCCACCTGGCCTTCAACCAGACGACGACCCAGCCTCCGGACGTGACGGACGGCTGCGCCGAACTGGTGTCGCCAGGAGCGCCGCTGGCCACGACGGCCACGGCAGGGACGCCGGGCACGTTCGGTCCCGGCGGCTCGGCTCGCCCGTCCACGAAGTCGGAACTGGACACGATCACCGGCGCCAACGTCACGCCGCAGACCTCCTGGGTGCCCGGCGACTACGTGTGGATCGGGGCCGACGACACGGTGCCCAACCGCTACCACTGGGACGGCCTGGTCTGGGTCGCCGGAGAGGCCACCTGATCGAGGCGCGCTAGAAGGAGGCGGTGGCCATGACCGACCAACCGACGGTCACCGTCTCCGAGGTGGAGCCGCTGGCCTTCACCGTGGGCTGCGACCCGTGGCCCGTCGGGCCGTGCCCGGCGACGGACGAGGTGGACCCGAACTACGCCTGGGCGACGATGGCCGCTCAGGACCTCCTGTGGGCGACGAGCGGCCGCCAGTTCGGCGTCTGCCGGGTCACCCAGACGATCCGGGTGGCCCGGGGCGGAGGCTGCGCCTTCCCGTGGGAGATGCAGGCCGCCATCCTCGGCCCTCACGTCCTCCCCGGCCTGATGGTCGGCGTCATGCCGCACTGGCGGTGCTGCGCGGTCCGCCTGAGCGGGCCGGTGCGCTCCGTGACCGAGGTACGCCTGGACGGGGTGGCGCAGACCGGGTGGGTGCTCGACGGCGACGACCTGCTCACCACGGACGGCTCCTGCTGGCCGGGTGACTCGGACTGCTCGCCGCCGGGCCTGGAGGTGGACTACGAGCACGGGGTGGCGCCGCCGTCCATCGCTGCCCTGGCGATGGCCGAGGTCACCTCGGAACTGTTGAAGGCCTGCGCTGGGGACCCGTCCTGCCGTCTCCCGGCCCGGGTGGTGTCGCTGAGCCGCCAGGGCGTCACGATGGCCATGCTGGACCCGCAGGAGTACCTGACGGCCGGGCGACTCGGCCTGCCGCTGTCGGACTGGTTCATCACGACGACGAACCCGGCGGGGCTGATCATGCCGAGCCGGGTGGTGTCCCCGGACTACCAGTGAGCGCCGCCGAGGACCTCCTTCGCTCGTTCCCGCTCCCGCCGGGCGGGGCGGCGGTCTGGCCGAGCCGGGCCTACGCCTGCGCGGCCGACCTGCTGTCGTCCTACGTCGAGGCGCTGATCGCCGTGGGCCGTCCGGTGGATCGCTACGAGGTGATCGTCGGCTCTCCGGCGCCGATCGACTGCTGCGAGGGCTACGCCTATGCGAGCGTGCGCCGCGTCTACTACTCGTCCACCTTCCCGGCTGACGACGCTCTCCTGGCCGGAGCGGGGGTCCCGGGCTTCGACCCTCTGGCCTGCGGGACGGGCTCCCCGGCGATGCTCCTGGAGTTGGGCATCGTGCGGTGCATCCCGACGCTCAGCGACACGGGGGCGATGCCTGCGCTGGCCGGGGTCGCGCTGGCCACCTCCGGGCTCTACTACGACGCCGAACTGCTCGTCACGATCGCCTCGTGCTCGGGGCCGTGGAACCGCACGACGGCGGCGGTCAACCTGGGCGAGCCGTCCGGCGGCTGCGTCGGGGCGGCGGCCTCGCTGAGCGTGGACCTGGACGAGGCTCCGGCGGTGTTCGGCTTCTGATGGCGGAGACGCACTGGAACCTGGACTCCAACATGCTCCGCTCGATGCTCGCGTCGAACCGAGGGCCGCTCATCGCTGACCTGATGCGTCGAGGCCAGCGCGTGGTCAACCGGGCGAAGGTGCTCTGCCCGGTGGACAACGGGACGCTGCGGGCGAGCATCACGCCGGAGGTGCACATGGAGGGCGAGATGCCGGTCATCCGGATCGGCTCCCGGCTCGACTACGCCGTCTACGTCCACGAGGGGACCCGGTTCATGGCGGGGCGACCGTTCCTCCAGAACGCCCTCCCTGAGGCCTTTCGCTAGCCTCCCCGGGCATGGACACCCAAGCACCCCTGAACGGCCCGCAGATCGAGCCTGAGGGGCCTGAGGGCTCGTCGCTCGACCTGCCGGTGGCGGAGATGGTCCGGATCGAGGGACGGACAGGCGACGGCTCGCTTCTGGAGGTGCTGTTCCCGGTGCGCGTAGAGGACGCCGACGACGCTCTGGACGTGGCTCGGACCCAGCGCCCGGACCTCACCTGGGAGGCGGTCGCCGCCGAATAATCTCCGGAACTGGGTTGCGTATCCGCCGGGCGGCGGCTAGACTGGTCCGCATGACCGCTACACGCAACCCACGGGAACGCTTCCAGATGCGCCGGGCGACCGGCGAAGGCACCACCACGACGGCGGTGTCCGCTCCCTCCTCCGTCCGCAACCCTGACGCCATTGTGACCGAGGCCCAGGTCCGCTACGCCACCTCCCTGATCCGGGAGTTGTACCCCGACGCCGCCCGCCAGGAGCGCCTGATCCAGAAGTTTGCCGGGCTCCGCCGAGGCCCGGCGAGCGTGGCCCTGGACCGCCTGATTGGCCTCCAGCGCGCCGCCCGGGCGATCCCGTCCGGTGGGGCCACGAGCGGCGGCACGTTCCGCCCCGCCCCGTCCACCCTCCCCGACGTGCCCGAGGGCTACTACGCCACCCCGAGCCGCACCGGCACGAACGACCTGGACTTTTGGCGGGTGGACCGCCCGACCGAGGGCCGCTGGGCGGGCCGGACGTTTGTGAAGCGGGTGATTGGCGGCCATCCCGACGCCAACGTCCGGGGTGCCGAGGTGCGGCTGGCCCTGGAGGCGATCCAGGCGGCCGGGCCGCAGAGCGCCGCTGAGGTGTACGGCCGGGAGATTGGCCGCTGCGGCATGTGCAACCGCCACCTGACCGACGCCGTGTCCCGAGCCCGGGGCATTGGTCCCGACTGCTACGGCCGGATGCCGTGGTGACCGGACGGCGGACCTGGGGCTACCACGCCGAGCCCGGGAGCCGCAACCCGTGCCTGACGGCGGCTGACCTCCCGGGCCTGCGACGGCCCGGGGTGCGTCGCTCCGTCCCCGAGTGGGACCCGGTGACCTGGGGCGGTGACGTGGACGAGGGGCTCGACGTAGAGGTGGAGCGCGTCTGCCCGACCTGCGGCGCCCCGCTCCCCGACGACGACCGGCGCCGCTACTGCGACCGGGACTGCCAGCCGTCCGGCTATCGCCAACAACACAGGAGAGAGCATGAGCAGACGAGTTGAGGCCTTCATCCGGTGCCGAACGCTGGGGCACTCGTGGGACCCGATCCCGGTGACCCAGCGGCCGCAGTTCGGGGTGGCCTACGACCTCCGGTGCGAGCACTGCCTGACCTACCGGCGGGACATTGTGAGCCCGCACTCCGGCGAGGTGCTGCGCCGGTGGTACCAGTACCCCGACGGCTACCGGGCGACGAGGGACCTCCGGATGATCCGCTCCGAGTACCGGGTGCAATGGCTAGGCGCGTTGCCCAAGCGCATGAAGGCGGACGGGACGGCGGCGATCCCGGCTCCGGCGAGCGTGACGAACATCGCCAAGGCCCGCCGTAACCGCCGGGCGGCGGGATAGGATGGGGCCATGACCGCACGTCCCAACCCGTACACGATTGAGGTGGTGCCCGGCGAGCGTCTGACCGTCGAGCCGGACCGGCCGCAGACACCCGTCCACTCCCCGGGCGAGGCTCTGGAGGCCCACCTGAAACTCCTCCAGTGGATGCACACGAACCACGCCGGGGTGATGCTCCGCCACCTGTACGAGCGCCGCTCCGCCCGCTACAACGTGATCAACCCGCCGGAGCGGACGGCGATGGCCCACCAGGCCATGATGATCGCCACCCTGAACTACGCCGAGACGATCTACGTGTCGGCGGAGATGTGCGCCCTGGTGGAGGCGCTGGCCGAGACGACGGGGCACGACGTGCCCGCCCTGCACCTGACCGACGTTCCGTACAACACGGGGCTGATCGTGCTGGGCGCGCCGCAACCGTTCCTCCCGCCCGACCTGAGCCCCGACGACCCCTACGACGTGGGGGCCTACTCCCGCACGAGGGGCCTCCTGTACCGCATGTTCCGACCCGGCCCGATGGAGTACCAGGTGGGCAACACGACCTTCGTCCTGGAGGCCACCGGCGACGAGGCGGACTCCCGGATGGCGATGGTGCAAGAGCACGGGGGGCTCGTGGTGTGGGAGTTGTACGACGCCGGGACCTACCTGACCACGGCCGACCTCCAGGAGTCCTGGGGACGGCCGAGCATGATCCCGGCGGTGACGACGGCGATCCCGTTTGGGGTGCGGGTGCCGTGGGACGACAAGACGGGCGGGAGTCTCCTGGCCCGCTACCTGGTGGCCCTGCTCCGCCTGATGTGGCAGCGGGTCCTACGGCCCGACGACTGGCACCCGCCCCGAGCGATGAAGCGCCGGTTTGAGCGCCACCGGCCGATCCCCGAGGACGGGGCCGAGGTCAAGGTGGTGCACCTGCGCCGGACCGAGCCGGGCTGGGGTGACCCGGCGCCGGTGGACACGGGCGCCGAGCGGCCGGGCCTGCGCTACACGACGCCGGTGCGGGCGCATCCGCGTGAGCAGTGGTATCCGAGCCTGGGTCCGGCCCGACTCCCGGACGGCTCCTGGAACGAGGCGAGCCACCGCACCATTTGGATCGAGGCCTTCCTGCGAGGCCAGGGTCCGCTGATCCGCAAGCACGGCCTGACGGCGGTGGTCCGATGAAGGGCAAGCGGCGGCGACGCAAGTTGGCCCGGACCCGGTTGAAGCGCCACGACCGCACGACGGTCACCCGGTACGCCAAGGGCCGGAGCGGCCGCCGAGGATGAAGTGGAGCGACCTGTGGCTGAGCGCCCGGCTGCTCATGTGGGGCTGCGTCCCGCTCCTGTTCCTGCTCCTGATGCGCCGCTACTCCTGATGCCCCGGGCCAAGCGCGCCCCGGGCAAGGTCTGGCCGCCCTGCTCCCGGGACCGATGCCGAGCCCAAGGCGTCGTGTTCCAGAGGTGGTCGTGGTGGTGCGACGAGCACGCCCCGGGGACCACGCCCGACCCGACCTGCCAGCACTCGCTCACCTCGCCCCTGGGCGACCGGGAGGTGTGCG